GAAACTGTTACGCCGAGAAGATGGCAAAGCGTTTGCAGGCAATGGGAGTAAAGCGTTACCAGAATGGGTTTAAACTCTCTCTTCATCCGGATTTGATCGATGTTCCGCTTCGATGGAAAAAGCCGCGAAAGATATTCGTCAATTCAATGTCGGATCTCTTTCATCCGGAAGTCCCTGACGATTTCATCCGGCTGGTGTTTGAGACCATGAATCGTGCGTCTCAACACGTTTTTCAGATCCTGACCAAAAGACCGGAGCGGGTTGCGACAATGGCGGGGAGGCTGAACTGGACGCCGAACATCTGGATGGGGACTTCGGTGGAAAACATGAGGGTGATCGAACGGGTGGACCATCTGCGGCAAGTGCCGGCGCGGGTTCGTTTCCTGTCCTGCGAGCCTCTTTTGGGGCCTTTGAAGCTGAACCTGGACGGGATCCACTGGGTGATCGTCGGGGGTGAGTCCGGCCCGGGGGCAAGGCCGATGGACCCAAACTGGGTCCGGAAGATCCGGGACCAATGCGTAGAGGCAGGTGTAGCCTTTTTTTTCAAACAATGGGGAGGAGTACACAAACACAAGACAGGCAGGAAGTTGGATGGTAGGACGTGGGACGAGATGCCGTGAGAGGCTGCGGCTCCCGGGCGGTGGGCGTCCGGGAGCGGACGGGCCAAAAGGAAAGGAGTTGGTGATGATGGCTACCTACAAAGCCAAACTGACGTGGAAGAAAAACCCGAAACCGATGAATTATCTCGTAGCAGGCGACAAAATCATTATCCGCAAGCAAGTGCTGACTGTCAAGGAATCTTTTACGTGGGACGGAAAGCTGGTCTATTCGACCGACAAGGGTCTGCTGTACGCCGACGAATTGCAGCGGTTGGACTGACGGGCGGCCATGCGCCGCCCCCACATCCCAACAGGGAGGCGAGACCATGAGCGCGATCACGAAGCTGACCCGGCGGATGTCGTACGAGGAGATCATCAGAAGCCTTGGCCCGCGGTATCAGGCGATCTTGGAAGCGCTGCGGAAACGCCCCCGGTCCACTGCTCGGGAGTTGGCCCTATACCTGTGGGAGCGGCGGGCGATCCCGATGCCGGAGAGGAACTTTGTTCATCCGCGGCTGACCGAGCTGATGCAAGCGGGGATCGTGGCCGCGGTGGACAAGAAGCGGTGCCCGATTACCGGGAAGATGGTGGCGGTTTATGAGTTGGCAGACGAAAAAAAGACGGCGGAGAAAACCGCCGACCAATAAAGGTATCCACGGGCGGGCGACGGCCCGCCCACCAACAGCGTAGCACATCCAAAGTCGGGAGTGAAATAGATGTCCGGAGCCGGATGGATCAAACTCCATCGGAAAATCGAGGAAAAGGCGATATGGCAGGATCCACTTATGCTTAAACTCTGGTTATATTGTCTGATCAGGGCAAACCACACAGAAACGGAAGTACTGATCGAAAAACAGGAGATTAAGCTGTATCCTGGTCAATTCGTCACCGGTCGGTATGCGCTTGCTGAGGACTACAATCGCGGCGCAAAGAAAAGGCATCGAGTGTCACCTGATACGCTGTGGCGGTGGCTGAAGAAGTTTGAGGAATGGGGAATGTTGCACATCAAATCAACCAATAAATACAGCGTTATTACAATAAAAAACTGGCATGCCTATCAGCAAACTGCACAAGAAATGCACAACAGATGCACAACAGATGCACATCAAGTGCACACAGACAAGAATGTAAAGAATGTAAAGAATGATAAAGATATAGTTCCTACGGAACAGCCTGACGGCTGCGAGGAACCTCCAAACAAAAGAGATATTATCGCTGAGTTGGTACAAAGCTATCGAGCTATCCCCGGAATCCAGCCGAAGAAAAACGATTACCCCTTCCTTGGAAAGCTATTTAATGACTACGGATCAGGCGCAGTATATGCAGCCCTTCGGGCGTTGGCGAAGAAAGCAGAACAAGGACCTATTGAAAATCCCTATTCCTATCTCACGGCAGTCGCTAAAGCAAAGTATGAAGAAACGAGATCGAAGGTAACGCCCCTAAGAAGGCACAATCAGCCGAAAGAGGACTATTCGGATATGCCAAGAGTCATTCGCGAGCAGATGGAGCGGGAGGCACGCGGGGAGGAGTTTAAGAAACCGGAAGTAGACCCCGCTGTCCAGGCGGAAATCCTTGAGGAACTGAACCGCATGCGTCGGCGCTTTGAAGAAAAGCGGCGGGCGGGTGGTCAGTGATGGCCACCGCCTTCCGCACGGCTGGTTGGACGGAGATGAAGAGTCGCCTGTCAGTCTATGTCGCCTTGGAAGATATCAACTTCTTGTGGAGGAAATGTGGAAAAACGGCGCTCCCATCTGGGAAATCGCCGAAAGGGTGGGCCGAGATCCGGATGAGGTGGCCATCCTCATCCGGCCACGACCTGGGGGCGCATTCGGGGAGGGGCGGAAATGATGGAGCAACTGGAGCTGTTTCAGCTGCCGGCGATGGGTACCCTTTACCAAGGCGATGCGCTTGAAATCCTTCGACGGCTTCCATCCAGTTCGGTTCATACCTGTGTGACCTCGCCCCCGTACTGGGGCCTTCGGGATTATGGTGTGGAGGGCCAGATTGGCCTGGAGGAGACGCCTGAGGAATACGTGGAGAAACTGGTGGCCATCTTCCGCGAGGTGCGCCGGGTGTTGCGGGATGATGGTACACTATGGTTAAACCTCGGCGATAGTTATGCCTCCAAACCGTGCGGAGGCATCGGGCATAACGCGAAAGTCGGCACCACCAAAAAAGCCATACAAAAAAGCGCTGGTATACCCGCCGGCCTCAAACCCAAAGACCTTGTCGGCATCCCGTGGCGTGTCGCTTTCGCGTTGCAAGCCGATGGATGGTATCTGAGGCGGGACATCATTTGGCACAAGCCCAACGCGATGCCAGAGTCGGTGAAGGATCGACCGACGACGGCACATGAGTACATCTTCCTAATGTCGAAGAGTCCGGTCTATTACTATGATGCGGATGCAATCCGGGAGCCTTATTCACCAGAATCATTACCTAGGGTGATGAGAGGTAGGTCTGAAAAACATAAATGGTCTGATGGCGGGCCTGGCAATCAATCCATTGCCAAGAGCCTGGAGAAAGCCTGTAGTAACCCTAAAGGACGAAATAAACGCAGTGTCTGGACCGTATCCACTAAACCATTCAAAGGCGCCCACTTCGCGGTATTCCCGCCCGACCTTATCGAGCCGTGCATTTTGGCCGGTTCGCCGGAAAAGGCGTGTCCGCATTGCGGTGCGCCGTGGGAGCGGGTGACGGAAAGAAAAACGATCAATAAAGAAGGATGGGGGCCTTCTAAAAAGAATCACCGCGAGTATCTGGGGGAAGAAACAATTTTCAAAAACGGTTACGGGCGGGCTGGTAATCCAATTGTTTATACCATCGGATGGAAACCGACCTGCCAATGCGAAAACAACGACGGAAGCGGGCGAGGAATCGTCCTCGACCCATTCTTCGGTAGCGGGACGACGGGGTTGGTGGCCCAAAAGCATGGGCGGCAGTGGATCGGGGTGGAGTTGAACCCCGAATACATCCGGATTGCGGAAGAGCGGCTTGGCAATATCAAGGTGATTGCCAATATGGAGACGGAAGTGTGGCCGATACCAAGCTGATAGGGAGGAGGCGAGAGCGGATGATTCGGATTGAGGTGCCGGGAATCCCACCGAGCCTGAATGAACTGAAAAGGATGCATCATCATCAGTGGAATCGGTCGAAGCGGGACTGGGCATATAGAATCGCCCTGATGTCCCGCCGCTTCCGGCCACCGAAGCCGCTGGATCGGGCGGTGGTGACATTGATCTATCACTTCCCAGATCGACGCCGGCGGGATCCGGACAATTTTTCCGGCAAGTTCATTCTGGACCCGCTGGTGGCCGAGGGGTTTCTGGTGGATGACAGCTTCGATCACGTGGAACTCAGGCACCGAAAAGGAGAGCCGGACAAAAAGAACCCCCGAGTGGTTATTGAGATTGAGGAGGCGAACTGATGCTAAGCGATTATTTCCGAGCTATTAGCCGTTTCCCACTGCACCCGACGAGGGCGCGGATACTGAAAGATTTTATTGGATGAGCGGGGCGATAAAGATGGGGTTGATTAATTTAGCGGAATGGTTAGACTTAGCAATCTGGTTGGGGAAAAAGGTAGTCTTTTCGGCGGTTTTTACCGCTATATGCATCGGAATCTTTCATGGAAAAGTAGAATGGAGGGATTTGCTATGATTCTATATCAATGCCCGAAATGCGAATGAATATTTGCAACTTCGGCTAGGTTTGGAGTGATGCAGGATGAAGATGTATTGTGCATGGTGTCATAAGCATATATCACAAATATTTGCAAAAGTGAACGATCAAGACAGGAAAAGATATATTTGCAGTCCGGAATGCATGGTGAAATACGGGGCCATCATGCTTGGTTGGAGCGGTATGGAGGAAGTCGCTAGAGAAATTTTGGATGCAGTAGAATCTCATAAAAAAGCGGGTACAAAAGAACTAGATGATTTGCCATTTTGATAAATAAACCTCACCCCCAAAGAAAGGGGGTGAGGTTTTTACATGGCGCTTACCTTAATTATATCATTTCGGGGGTGGTGCATCATGGCGGCAACGAAGTTAAAACCGGGTACTTTTAAGCATATAGAGTCAGAGATATATCTATATGAGGAAACTATGCGAGAAATAAAGCGAATCCGCTCAGAAATAATCTGGGCGAGACCACCTTTCAATAATATCGGGAGAGGGAAAGGTAATATCTATAGAAGAGATCCAACCGGCATGGCGGCGACAACACTTTTAACTCATCGTCGGCTTGAGCAATTGGAACGGATCGCATCTGCGATCCGGACGGTATATGAAGAACTGCCGGAAGAGAAAAAGAGATTGGTCCAACTGAGATACTGGACCAAACCGCAAACGAGAACATGGGCAGGTATCGCGCAGATGCTCCACATCAGCGAACGGCAGGCCAGACGGTGGCGGGATGAGATTGTATTAGCAATAGCAGAAAGGTTAGGATGGAGATAAATGTCCGGAAAATGTCCGTTTTGGGGTTTATATTGATGATATGATGGTATCAAGAGGAATGGCGAAATTCTTCAGAGGAGGTGAACCCTCCTCGGCATCAATATGTAGACGGCCATTCCTCGTCCGCAAGCGATCCCCTTTCCCTAACCCTGTAGGAGACCGTCATCGCTAATGATCGATGACGGTCTTCGTTTTTGGCTTAAAATGGCCAAAGAGATGAGTAACAAAATATTTGTTTTGTGAGGTTGATGCCCTGAGGTGGTGACCATGTAATGGCCAAGGGCAAATATCATGAGTGGCTGACAGAGGAGGGGCTGATCCGGATCGAGGGATGGGCCAGGGACGGGCTGACGGATGAGCAGATCGCCCACAACATGGGTATCAGAACGTCTACACTTTACGAATGGAAAAAGCGCTTCCCAGAGTTTTCGGAGGCCCTAAAACGCGGTAAGGAAGTGGTTGACCGCCAAGTGGAAAACGCCCTGCTTCGGTCTGCACTGGGCTATTACCAAGAGGAGGAGCAGGTGACAAATAAGGGAACGGTGGTTAAGGTACGGAAATGGTACCCCCCCAGTACCACGGCGCAAATCTTCTGGCTCAAGAACCGAAAGCCAGCGGAATGGAAGGACAAACAACATCATGAGCACACCGGGGAAGGCGGTGGGCCGATTGAATTTAGCGCGAGGGATGAACTCATTAGCCGGATCGCTCGCCTTGCTTCCCGAAAAGGAGAGAATGAAGACGCTGAGTAGCCTTTCGGAAGAGGAAGCCCTGATGCTCCTCTATGAATGGCGGTTCTGGGCGCGGCCAAACCAATTGCCGCCGGAAAACTGGCGGCAAGTTTGGTTAATCCTAGCTGGTCGCGGTTTCGGCAAGACCCGAACCGGGGCAGAAACGGTCCGCTGGATGGTGGAGGCGGGGCGGGCGAAACGGATCGCTCTGGTGGCTCCGACAGCAGCAGATGCCCGGGACGTGATGGTTGAGGGGGAATCCGGCATTTTGGCCATAAGCCGCCCGGATTTCAAACCGGAATATGAACCCTCCAAACGGCGGATCACTTGGCCAAATGGTGCCATGGCTTTCACCTATTCCGCCGAGGAACCGGACCGCCTGCGGGGACCGCAACATGACTTTGCCTGGTGCGATGAGCTGGCTACATGGAAGTATCCGGACGACACCTGGGATAACCTGATATTCGGTCTTCGACTGGGAGACAATCCCCGGGTGGTTGTGACCACTACGCCGAAACCGATCCCCTTAGTGCGGAAGCTGGTGAACGATCCGGAAACAGTAGTGACCCGGGGCTCCACCTACGAAAACGCGGCCAACTTGCCGCCGTCTTTCTTGAAGGAGATTCGGGACAAGTACGAGGGGACCCGCCTGGGCCGCCAGGAGATTTATGCGGAAATCTTGGACGATGTCCCCGGGGCGTTATGGAACCGGACCATGCTGGACGAATTGAGGGTAAAGAAGGCTCCAGAATTGATCCGGATCGTGGTGGCCATCGACCCGGCAGTGACCAGCGGGGAAGATTCCGACGAGACTGGGATTATCGTGGCCGGCAAAGGGGTTGACGGTCATGCCTATGTTCTAGATGACCTATCTTGCCGGCTGTCGCCCGACGGATGGGCTCGCCGGGCGGTTGATGCCTACCATCGGTATGAGGCGGACCGAATTGTGGCGGAGGTAAACAATGGCGGCGATCTGGTTGAAGCTACGATCCGGACAGTAGACAGTAAAGCGGCATACAAAGCAGTCCGTGCAAGCAAAGGGAAGCGTACCCGGGCTGAGCCGATCGCGGCCCTTTATGAGCAGGGGAAGATTCACCATGTCGGAAGTTTTCCGCTTTTGGAAGATCAGATGTGCAACTTCACCCCGGATGGATATGACGGTTCCCCCGACCGGGTGGACGCCCTGGTATGGGCATTGACGGAACTGATGTTAAAAGGCGAGCGCGCGAAGGTCCGCGCCCGAGTCCTCAGTTAAGGAGGTGATGGGATGGCCGAAGAAAGGGGGCGGAAAGTGGTCCGCGCATATGTCCTGAAGGACGGGACCGTGATTTCCCACGACTATATGCAGAAATACGCCGTGAAGCAGGCGGAGGGGTCCAACCAGTTGCCGGCGGATGCGTTCGCCTCCGAATACGACGCGTCGGGATTGGTCGAACCGCTTTATAACTTGGAAGCCCTGGCCCAACTAATGGAGTGGAACACCTACCATTATCGGGCGGTGCAGACGAAAGCCCGGGATACGGTAGGACTTGGATGGAAGCTCCAGCCTTCGGTTGAAAATCCGAGCGATGAAGGGCTGGAGAGGGCCAAAGCTTTTTTGATGGCTCCTCACCCGGAGGAAACGCTGGAGGAGATTTTGACCAAGTGGATGATAGACTATGAATCTATCGGGGTCGGATATCTGGAAATGATCCGGGATCGGGATATCAATCCGAGGGAGAAGCATGTCCCGTTTACCGGAATGGTCCATATTCCGGCGCATACGATCAGAGCCCATAAAGACGGAATCCGCTTTGTCCAGCAAAGAGGAAACCGGAAAGTCTGGTTTAAGAAGATCGGCGCACCGTCTGATGTTCACAAGGAGACCGGAGATGTCGTCGGTCTTGGCGAACTGGACCCGGATGTTCGGGCGACGGAAGTTATGGTGATCCGGAATTATTCCGCCCGCTCCGATTACTACGGAACGCCGGATATCCTCCCAGCCCTGGGCGCGCTGTTGGGAGATAAGCAGAGGGAAGAATACAACATCGACTTTTTCGAGAATCACGCCATTCCCGCATACGCCGTGACCGTGACGGGGGCCGATCTGGACGAGGAAACCGAGAAAAAAATCAAGCAGTATTTCCAAAAGGACCTGAAAGAGAACCGCCACACCACTCTGGTGTTGACGGCCGCCGGGGAACCGGATGGCCAGCCGGTGGAGTTTAAATTCCAGGCCCTGTCGGTGGACATAAAGGAGGCCAGCTTTCGCCTTTATCGGAAGGACAACCGGGATGAGATCCTTTCCGCCCACGGGGTTCCGCCGTATCGCGCCGGGATCGCCGAGACCGGAAGCCTGGGCGGATCCACCGCAGAGGAATCTACAGAGATTTACAAGCAATCGGTAATAAATCCCCGACAAGAGATGGTCGAGGCCCGGATCAACCGGCATATCCTCCGAGATGGTTTTGGTGTGACCGATTATGTCATCAAGTTTAATGACATCGATACCCGCGACGAAAACAGAGATGTCGAACGATATGAAAGGCTGTTCCGGATGGGCGCGCTAACGCCCAATAAGATTCGGGAGTTGATCGGTGAAGAACGAATTGATCATCCAATGATGGATATGCCGTTCATCGATGGGATTCCGATTGAAATGATTGGTCAATTGGGGACGCAGTCTAATCTTCTGCAGTCAATTAAATCCCTCCACCAAGAACTGGTCCGGGCGGTGACCAAAGGATGAACCGGGACCGAGCGATCAAGGCTATCGGTTGCTTGACGGACTTTTTCGTCCAACACGGGATTTTGCCGGCATATAAGGAAACCCGTGATGAGCTCGAAGAGGAAGAGGAAAGACTGACCCAGCAGATGAATCGCCTTTTTGTCGGGGTTGCAAATCGCATGGTTGCCACCCTCCGGGATCTTGGCTTTATACCGCAAGATCCAGTTAAGCGGGTGGCATTTGTCATGGAGATGTTGGGTCACCTGATCGAGGGCCTGCCCCGGACGGTGGCCGAGGCGGCGGTGAGAAACGCCGAGGCGGGCCGCCTGATCGCTTTCCGGGACCTGCAGGGGTTCGGGCTGTCCGTATCCTTCACCACGTTCGATCAGTGGACGCGGGACCGAATCAGGACCAAGGCGTATCAATTCAGCGAGGACACGGCCCGGCGGATCATCGGCGATGTTGCGGCCAACCTTGCCAAGAGTTACGAGGAGGGACTGGGCATCGACGACGCGGCGGAACGACTCCGAAACGAGTTTTCAACCATCCAAAACCATCGACTTCGAACGATTGCTCGCACGGAGATTCAAACTGCGCAAAATGAAGGGATCTTAGAGACCTTGCGAGAGTTTAATGCGCCCTATAAGCAGTGGTTGACGGCCCGCGACCATCGGGTGCGGCGCCGCCCTCCAGATAAGGCGGATCATGTCATACTCCATGGTCAGGTGGTCCGATTGGAGGAACGCTTTTCGAACGGGCTCCTTTTCCCGGGGGACCGATTAGGACCCATCGAGGAATGGATCAATTGTCGGTGCCGGATTCGGCCATATATCCCCCGAAGAGGAGAGCTTATCACCGCAACGCCCTATTACCCATAAGGAGGTGGTTCGATGAGTGCAGAACTGACTGCCCCGTTTGTCCAAAAAAACAAGGCCAAGCGGATTGTCTACGGCCCCGTGCTGATCCCCGGGGAACCGGACAGCGACGGGGACGTGGTAAGCGCGGAAAAGATCGAGGATGTGGCCCACAAGTTTATCGAGGAGTACGGAAATATCGATCTTATGCACACTCTGAAAAACGTCGGTCGGGTGGTGGAATCATACATCGCCCCGGTCGATTTGCATTTTGGCGATGTGACGGTCCCAAAAGGGTCTTGGATGATGGGGGTTCGTGTTACCGACGATGAGACTTGGGAGATGGTGAAAAAGGGTCGTCTAACCGGTTTCTCTATCATGGGGATGCGAGCACCTGCGATGAAAGAGTTGGGTGACAACCCGTCGGCTGAGAAGGTGCTTGCGGTAGTAAAGCGGACTACCTTGGCCGATCTGGGCGATGATTGGTTTGTCAATTTCGTGTCGCTCGTAGATGAACCTGCGGTGCCGAAAGCCAAATTTTTGGTGATCAAATCCAAAGCGGACACGGTAGAAGATCCGAAAAATTGGTGGGAGCGAATCAAAGAAAGAATCATCAAGGCGGCAAGCGGCTCGACCAATCTTCCGCTGGCGGATGAAAACCGTCCTTGGGATTCGAATGCGGCGGTGGTGCGGGTCCGAAAGTGGGCGTCCAGCGATGGGAGCGGAGACAAGGAAAAAATCAACTGGCGCCGATACCGTCAGGCATTTTTCTGGTATGACGAGAGTGACCCGGAGAACTTTGGGAGCTACAAATTGCCGTTCGCTGATGTCATTGACGGCCGTTTGATGGCCGTCCCCCGGGGGATTATGGCTGCCGCCGCCGCCATTCAAGGGGCTCGCGGCGGAGTAAAGATCCCTGCGGAGGACATGGATGCGGTAAAGCGGAAAATCGCCGCCTACTACAAGAAAATGGACAGAACTCCACCGTGGAGCGAAAAAAGCAAAGGAGGAGATGACATGAATCGCGAGGAGATCATCGCCGCTATGAAGGAAGCCATGAGCGGAATGGCTGACGCGATCGGGGAAGCAGTAAAGGCTTCTATGAAGGAATCTCAACAACAATCCGCTGCAGAAGATACCGAAAAAGATGATGATATGATCAAACTGTCCAAGAAGGAATATGAGGAGTTAGTTAGCCGAATCCAAGAGATCGAAACCACTGTCGCCAAAGCGAAGGGTTTCGGTCTTTTTTTGGGCTCAAATCGATTGGTAGGACAAGATGATGGAAATACACCGGCTACGGCGACCAAAAATAAATTCGACCGAGATATGTTCGGTCGCCCGATCAAAAAGGAGGATGATGAATAATGCTGACGGCCAAAGATTTGATCGCCAAAATTGACGCGGCTATGAAGGCGATTACTGTTCCCGACCTTGGATCTTCTATTTTGCTTCCGGAGAAGGCGGACCGATTTATCCGAGTTGCTTCGGAAGCTACTCCCATTCTTCAGTCGGCGCGACGGCTAACGATGAACGCTCCGACCCGGGATATTGACCGGGTGGCGTTCACCAGCCGGATCCTGGGTCCTGCAACCGAAAACGTCGATCTGACCAATGAAACGAAACCGACCTTTGCCATGAACCAATTGGTGGCTGTGGAAGTTGGTGGTATTGTCGGGGTCACTGACAATACCTTGGAAGACAATATAGAGCGGCAGAATTTCGAGAATACCCTTTTGGATATGATTGCCGAGCGCGCCGGTTTGGACCTAGAAGAATTATTCATTAGAGGGGATACCGGCTCGTCCGATCCTTATCTGAAGCTGACCGACGGATGGCTGAAACTGGCCGGTAACCAATTGGCGGCTGATTCAGATTTTGATGGGACCAATGTCGAGAGTATGTTTGATGCCATGCTCGAAGCGGTGCCGAAAAAATACTTCCGCGATCCGGGACAGTGGAGATTCTATGTGCCTTGGAATGTCGCGGACGATTACCGCGATAAACTGCGCGCCCGTAATACTTCGCTGGGTGATGAAGCGCAGACAACTGCCCGCCCCTTAGCCTATAAAGGGGTGCCGGTTGAAATAGCACCGAATATTCCCGAAGGAAACGCGCTGCTTGTGGCCCCGGTTAACTTGGTTTATGGAGTCTACCGTCAAATTCGGATTGAACCCGACCGAGTAGCAAAAGCCCGCCGGACGGATTTCGTCGTCACTCTTCGGGCGGACTGCCATTATGAAGATGAAAATGCAGCAGTTCGGGCTCAAGGATATACCGGAGCCTAATGGAGGAGACGGACGATGAAAAAATATCCGCGCAAAGCCAAGTTTAAGAACATCAGCCGCGATGTGATCGTTGAGCGGAACGGTTACGTATTCCGCCCCGGGGAGACGGTGGAGGTGGTGATCTCTCATCCTAAAGACGAGTTGGTTTTCCGTGCTCCCCGGTGGCTGGAGCCGGTGGAGGACGAAAAGGAGGACGAGGGCAAGAAAACCAAAGGTAAGCGGAAGTGATAAGCCATGTATGGAACGGCGCAACGGGTCCGGGAACTCACCGGAGTGAAACCGTCGGATCTCGGGGTGGCCGACGTGGCCACCCTGGACAATCTTATTTCCACTTGGCTGGCTGACATCTCCGCCGAGATTGACGCCCGAATCAACGGGCCAATCGATCAGCAAATAGAGCCAACCCGTCACGCCGGCGTGACGGCCGTCGCTGTTCGGACGGCGGCCAAGATGATATCCTATGCCATTCATAGTCGGTCCACTCCGATTGTTCAGGTGGGGGACTTCGCGGTCCAGATGCTCAACTCCTCTGAGATTATCCGGGAACTGGACCGCGAACTCCGTCCCTATTATCGACGGAAGATTAGCCTTTTCCACTCTGGAGACGAGTGGACGAAGGAAGGGACGGGAGGATGACGTGAAGGTTCGAGTATCGGGGAAGCTGGATGACTTGGCGAAGGCTGGAGCGGAGGCCGTCAAGCGTGCGGGTGAGCTTACGGCGATGGATCTTTGGGGGAATATCTCTGAAAATAGCCCGGTAGATCATGGGCGGCTGGCCGGTTCTTGGAATATGGACCGGATTGGCCCCCTTTCTTTTATGATCTATACCGCCGTCGAATACGCCGAGGCGGTGAATACCGGGACCGGGATCTATGGCCCGAAAAAGCGCCCTATCCGGTCCAACAAACCGGGAAAGACGATCACCCCGAAACGGGCCAGCGCGCTCCGATTTGAAATAGATGGTGATGTCATATTCGCCAAGTCGGTGAAGATGCCCCATGCTCCGCTGGCTTTTAAGATCGACGGGAAACAGGTATTCGCCATGTCGGTTAAAGGGTTTCCTGGCAGGCGATACATCGAAAAATCGATCGAACAGACAGAGAGGCGACGTCAAGAGTTTATCGAGATGGCCCTGGCTGAGGTGGGTCTGATATGAGGATTGAATCGAAAACCCTGGCGCAGATGCGGCGGGAGATCAAGGATGCAATCATCCAAAAACTGAATGATGCCCGCGCTCCGGGTGAACCGCTGGAGGATGTCGAATCGGTGGTCTATGGAGATCGGGCCAATCTGCAAGACTTAAATCACTCCATGATTTGGGTGATCCCCGTCGCCCATGTCCCTGTTCACAGGGGCGGCCATACGGCGCAACATGATTTCACTTTCGGTTTTGTCGCTATGGTAAAAAACATTGAGGACGCCCAAGCGGGGAAGGACGAGGCGGAGGATCTGGCCGCACGGGTCTATGATCTAATCGCCTCTGACCGGACGTTGGGCGGAGTGGTCGGCGATGTCGTAGCGAACCGGTTCGATCCCTCCTATCAAGTGGCGGCCAATAATTCGATCTTTTGGGGATATACCGAGTTTGCCTTTCGGACGATGAGAAGAGAATGACCCGGAAAGGGGGAATCATGCATGCCGATTTATCGATATGTCGGAATCGGAGAAGAGCAGGAGTTTGGCGTTGCGGCTCCTGCCGTCGAGTATATGGACCCGGAGTCGGCGGAAATTGACCCGTCGGGGGACCAGGCGATCATCTATGAAGGGGCGTCCGGGTTGGATCGGATCGCCAAACCGGGGGCTTACTTCTCCGAAGGATCTCTTACCGCTCCGGTGGATCTGATCGCTTTTCCTTGGTTTTTCAAGTGGGCGCTCGGCGGCTACTCCAAGCAAGGAGAGGGGCCTTATACCCATACCTTCTTCCCTCAGCAATCGCCTTTGATGAAGTCTTTCACCGCCCGAGTAGGAAAGGATATCTTCGAGCATGTTTTCACTGGAATGGTAGTTTCGACGCTGGAGTTGGCCCTAGAGGATCAGCTTCTTTTGGGCACGGTGGAAATGCTAGGTGGCCGGGACGAGAAAGGGACCCTTGCGGATCCGGTTAACTTTACTCAAGGGCCGGTCTATGCTTTTCATGAGGTAAATGCCACCGTCGATGGCGTCGACGAGTCGGCCGCGCTCGAAACTTTTACCCTGACAATCGAGACGGGGGCCGACAATGAAGCCGGTAGGACCATTGGAAGTCGTTTCCCGAGGCGCGCATATCGAGGGGCATTGGTTGTCGAGGCGGAAATGACCTTAGGGTTTTTCTCGACCTCGCAACTGGAGAGGTTTTGGGGAACGCCGACCGGACCGACAATAGGCGATCTACAGGAGTTTCCGATGACAATCAATGTCGGGCCAAACATCGACATTGTCATCCCCCGGGGGATTTATACCGCTATGGAGCAGCCTGTTGCGGGCCGGGAGAGAATTGAACAGACGGCTACCCTTCGCGGGTTGGTAGCCGCTGACGGGACAGGACCGATTCAAATCAGCATAACCAACTCCAAAGAATCCTACTGAGGAGGGGGACAATGGCCAAAAAACTGAAACCCGCTTTGCTTGACGGGATCAAATATCGGGAGACGGTGGAGCTAGAATATAACGGCGAAAAGTATGAAGTCGAGATCCGGCCGCTGAAGTATTCGGAGGCGGCGGAGGTCCGGGGGCTGATTGGAGGCAATTCGAAAGTAGACATCAGCGAAGCAAAGAAAAGCATGGATTTAGACTTGAGCGGATTAATTCGGGGACGACAGCTTGCGATGCTAAAAGCGACAGCACTCGGAATAGTTGATCCGGAGTGGACGGAGGAAAAGATTGACGAATTATGGCCACCCGAATGGGTCCAAAAAGTCGGCGAGCGGGTGATGGAGATATCCGGATTCTATATCGATGAACCTGATTTGAAATCCTTTCGCTGACAGCAATGAGGCCACCGTCTTTTATATCTTGGTCAAGGAAATGCATTTGTCGCCCCGCGATATCGCGGAGCTTACTCCGCTTCAGAAATATATTTTGATCAGAAAATGGAATGAAGAACAGAAGAGACTAAGGAAAGAAGAAAAAGCGGCGCAACGCCGTGCTCCCCGGCGACGGCGAAGGAGGTGACCCGACTTGGCCAGAAACTCGGTTGAAATCATCGTCGAGGCGGTGGACGATGCCTCGCGGATTTTGAAAAGTCTTGAGCGGGATATTCGGGAAATCCAAAGGGCGGTTCAGCAAACCCCGGATTTTGATATAGATACCCGCCGAGCGGTTCATAATGTGAGGGAACTGCGCCGGGAAATCCGCTATCTGCCCGAACGGAAGAACATTTCCATCAATGCTAATGTTGACGCCGCGAAGGTGGCAATCGCTTCATTGATTGCTACCCTTCCCGCCCTTGTCCCCATCGCGGCGTCATTGGTCGCGGCTGTCGGAGCCCTGGCGCCAGCCTTTGCCGCCGCCGGAGTCGCCGCCACAGGATTTGCGGCTGTGGCGATCACTGCCCTAGACGAAAGCAATAAAAAAGCACAAACCGCCTTGCAGGACTTCCAAAAGTATTGGGAGAGCTTTGCAGGTAGCTTTGAGCCGCAAGTCACCAACATGTTCGTGGCCTTTTTAAATGACGCCAAAACGGTGCTCGACGCATTGAAGCCGACCATTTCAGCGGCGTTGGATGCAATCGGAGAGTTGCAGGCTGGTTTTTCCGCCTTTACCGAGTCGGAGACCTTCAAAGAATTTATGGATTGGCTGGCGACGCAAGCAAAGCCGGCCATTCTTGCTTTTGGGCAAGCTTTCGGAAATATCATGGCCGGGATCATGGAGCTACTCATGGCCTTCACCCCTCTGATTCCGGGGATGGAGCAGGGGCTTGTTTCCCTCACAGAAAAATTCCGGCAATGGGCGGCAAGCCTCCAAGAGTCGGAGGGCTTCCAAAACTTCATCAACTATGTGAAGGAAAACGGCCCGGTCGTCATGGAGTTTTTTGGCCAACTTTCCGAGGCGATTGGGCAATTGATCGTCGCATTAGCTCCTCTTGGTGCGGACATCTTGAAGGGCATAGTGGACTTTATCAACTGGTTCAAGCAAATGATCGCCGATATGAATATCGGCAAGGAGCAGGTCATCGCCATTTGGAACACGATCAAAGGGGTGATCAGCGGGGCGCTGACGGTCATTAAGGGGATCATCAAGATCGTCATGTCGGCCATCTTGGGCGACTGGAAAGGAGCATGGGAAGGCGTCAAGCTTGCACTTAAAGGCGCATGGCAAATTATGAAGACCATTTTGTCCAGCGGAGTAAAGGCGGCTATCGAAATCATCAAAGGGCTTTTGAAAGCTATTGGTGCATTTGCCGGCGATCTCTATGGAGCTGGGAAAGATATGATTATGGGGTTGATTGACGGGATCAAATCGATGGCCAAACGGGCAGTTGATACTGCGGTCAAGGTTGCAAAGGACGCGGTGGCCGCTGTGAAGAGATGGTTGGGTATCAAATCGCCTTCTAGAATGATGGCTGAGATCGGTAGAAATATCGGCGAAGGGCTTGTACTCGGGATGAACCAGATGGTTCCGAAGGTGGTGGAAGCCGCAGGAGACATGTCGGAGGCGATCGCCAAGCAACCGGAGGTTGAAACCGCCGCAACCAATACCGGGGTAGGAGCCGCTGGGGGAATCATCCGGCAACCAATTCAAATCAATCTGGTGCTTGATCGGGGGCAACTCATGGCGGTGATCCGAGAGGAACTGACTATTGATCTGAATAGAGTATATGGAGGAATCAGGTGATGGACTGGGTATTATTCGAAACCAATGAAAGACGGTTCAAGACCGATGACTTTTCTTTCTATCTGGTCGGTACCTATTCTATCCCTCGGATCACCCTTGGACCGGTTTCCGCCCAAGTGCCCGGCTCCTATCCAATCCACTACACCCCGCAATACGAAACGGAAGATTTGGAGCTATCCTTGGCCTATGGCGGCGAAAAATATCAGGCGGACATTGATCGGCTAGCGTCCGCTCTTTTTAATTCTCGGCAACCTTTTCGCATGATTCTGGGGTTTCAAGATGACCGATACTATATCGTCCAACCGATTCGCCTAGAAGATGAGCCTCGGCTGAATGTCGCGGGAGATGTTTCGCTTCAAGTCCGGCTGCTTCGAAACTATGCACTGCGCCGCTGGCGGGACGACGAGATCACTCCCGACAATCCCGACATCAATTTTTCGATGCCGATCGTTCCTATTCAGACAGAGCATATTTTGTCCGGTTCGAGCGCGCCTATTCCCTACTACAATGAGGGAGTTGATACTCCGCTTGTTGCGTACCTGGACAATGTGAGCAATGTCACAATAAATTTGGAAAGCGGATCTATTCAGTTTCGAAAAGCAGCCCATAATATTTTGGTCGATACCGAGCAATTGAGAGCTTATAATGATTCAGATCAAAGCCAATATTTAGTTGGCGATACAGTGATGATCCCACACGGTAGTCAAATAATCAGATTCCACTACATGATTCGACCACTGATAGCAAAGCAAGCGGAAGATATTCGATATGAAGACTTTCTTCAAGGGACACCAATAGAAAACACGGAAATTTTCCAAATCGGAGAAGACGGAGCAATCCTTGCCCTTGGTGAAGGCCCCGGCGAGTTTATTTCCCGCGAAATCGATATTTCGACCGTTCTAAGACCGCGAAGAGCGGTCCTTTCTTTTATTCAAAATCGCGGGGGATCAGTCGAGTTCGACACGCGACTAAACATAAATGGCCAATGGACGGATTGGATGCCGGTCGGCTATGACGGGACAATCCAAGGGATTACCCCGGATACAGATTTGAGCAATGCGAAGATTCAGTATCGCGCCCGGTTGAACACTTATCCGGATGAATCCGGAGAAAAACCAGTCCATTTGATTTATATGGTGTCTATCACTATCGAATCGGATCATTTTGGAAAGCTGATCATCAAAAACCGAAAAAGATTTCTCTAAGGAGGCGGATCATATGGCATTTCAAAAAATCAACCCCAGCGACAACCTGATCGATTGGCGCAACAAATTCAATAACAATTTGGATGAAATTATGGATATGAAAAATAGGCTGGACATATTGGAAGCGGGGGGAACAACAGACGGGGAATTGATCGCCCTTCGATCTTCCACTGCTTTGGGATTTACCGGATCTACTGCGGATGAGAGAGTTGAAAATGCAGAGCTGAAAATCCTCGAAGTTGAAAGCCGCGTCAATGCTTTGGAAACCAGAGATTTGAAGATATTGAATGTCCGAGACTTTGGTGCAAAAGGAGATGGAGTAACGGATGACACTTCGGCAATTCAATCGGCTTTGGACAGGGCGAGGGAATTGAATGGGGCCGAGGTATATATTCCGGACGGAACATATCCGATTAAGGCGACTCTCCGGATATACTCAAATACTCGCCTACGGTGCGCCCCCAATGCCAGAATCATTCGAGCGGCTGCTTTCACATCCATGCTTCTCCCGGGGATCGGCGGGGTAGACGGATATGATGGTGTCCATGATGTTGAAGTAATCGGCGGTATATGGGATTGCAATGCCCGACAGTTTCCGGTTCCTTCGAATGCTTTAATTTTTGGCCATGCCCAGCGCATCACCGTCAGAAACTTAACGATATTAGATGTGCATCAATACCATGCTATAGAGTTTAATGCCGTCCAAGATGGCCAGATACTGAATTGCATTTTTGACGGATTTAGCGGCACCCGCATTTCGGAAGCGGTCCAGATCGATCTGATGAAAAACTCAGAGACATTTGGCGGATATGGAAACTATGACAATACTCCATGCAGAAATATCTTGATCTCGGGATGTACTTTTCGAAACTGGAGTCGAGGAATCGGAAGTCATTCTTCTACCGCTGGCATTTTCCATAGCAATATTCGAATCATCGGGTGCCATTTTGAGGCATTAAGCGATCAAGCTATCCGGGCCTATCAGTGGAAGGATTCGACTATCATCGGCAATACTATGGAGTTTTGCCGGATGGGGATAGAGGTTCGTCCGGGATCAGGAGCCGATGCAAGCCAATGCGGATACTTTGCAATCAAAGGAAATGTGATCAAAAACATGAGTAGCGAATCGGATGGGTATGGGATTTGGCTAAATGGAGATCCCGGAGTTCTCGTTACTGACACCATAGTTTCAGACAATGTCATATATAATACTTGGAACAACGGGATTTACGTCTCATATTGCACCCGATGCATAGTAGCGAATAACATCATTCAGGCAACAGGGAACCAAGGGATTTCTGTCCTTTCGACCACATATAGTACCTTCGTCGGGAACACTGTCACATTGGCCGATAAACATGGAATCGTTTTCAACGATTCCGATCATAATTTGGTGCAAGGAAACCTCTGCTATGACAACCAGCAGATCGGAACGGGAGAGACAAACGGCAATATCTCTCTAACTACCGGTTCCGACTATAACAATGTCCAAGGGAACATTTGCCGGGCGGGGGCCTATACAACCTATGGAATCTATATTACCAATACATGCACCGGAAACCTGGTAACCAACAATGATCTTTATAGCGGCGGCCGGACGGCAAACTTGCAAAACAACTCCACCACCACCATTACTAATGCCGGCAACCGAGTATAGGGGGATACAAACAATATGATCATCGAGGTAACGGATCTTAATTTGAATCGACTAGGCCAGATCAAAGACACTTGGGGAAACAAGCAGGTTGAGGAGCTGAATGGCCCCGGAGAGTTTGAATTTACTATGGCCATTGATCAGCTTGATATAGAGGCGCTGGAGTACAAACCGAAAGACATTTTTTCATTTTTAAACCATCAAACATTGGTGCGACTATATGAAGACGGCCGGTATTGGTTTACCGGCCAACCATTTCAGATTGAACTGAGTGAGGACTCTTCTGGCCAACTGATCGCCCATATAAAATGCATCGGGGCCATGCGGTTTCTGTCGCGCTTCAACGCCGGAAAAAGAGTCTATAGAAATGCTCGGGCAAGCGACATTCTAAGAGATTTACTAGGTATTCAGTCTCTCATCATTCCGGGAACCATTGATTTCATTGACGAAATCTCTATTACTTTCTCCAGAGAATCGCTATATGACGCTATTCATGCCCTTCGGGACATACTTGGGGGCGATATATATTTGGATCCGCATGACATGACTTTCAATTGGGTTCGTCGGCAAGGAGGTAAGGGTCCGGAAATTCGATACCAGCGAAATATGACCTTCATCCGGGTGGTGTCCGATACTTCGGATCACTTCACCCGGATTATTCCTTTGGGTGCTGGCCAAGGAGAAAATGAGGTGACTATAGCTTCAGTCAATAATGGACTGGAGTATCTGGAAGCGGATACTGTCGGCGAATATGGCGTTATTGAAGTGGTTTGGAAAGATGAAAAATACCGGGACCCGATGACTTTGAAATTGGCGGCCCAGAGGAGACTTGAGGAGCATAAGCATCCCAAGATAGCCATTGAAACCTCTATGATAGACCTTTCCCAATGGCGCGATGAATGGGGGGAACGTCCCTTTCGCGACCATCCGCCCCAACTTGGTGATGAGGTGCGGATATATCATGACCGATTAGGAATAGATATCCGCGAGCGAATCCATAAGATTCAAAGAAACTGGGATGAAGACAAAAGACATGAAATCGGGATTGAACTTGCGGATCGCCGCCGGACATATGCGGATATGATCGCTGAGATTAACAATCGAATCGAGAACCTGAAACATGACAAAGGATACACTTTCACCTCAAGCTATATCGTTTCCGAAGAGATAGGCGGATTAACAACCGCGCGAATGCGGTTTTTTATTCCGTCTGATGTTATTCGGATTAACTATGCCCGTCTCTTACGGACGGGAACAGAAGTCGGAGGGGGCGGGAGTGAGCTCCCGCCTGATGCTCCGCTTAGCGCAACAATAACCATCGCGGTTAATGGAACCCAAGTGTCGTCCAGCAACCAAGCGCAGATCGAACTTGAACTGAAAAATTTTCTTCAGATTGGACGATGGAATACAATTATTTTTAGCGCAGATAATCCAGTTAGATTAGATGCAGCACTAGACATAAAACAGTATTTTCAGGAGGGATAAAAATGGAGAGCGCGCTCAAATGCCTTGCAGCGGTAGGAGGCGGCATCGCCTCCTTTCTTTTTGGTGGCTGGTCAACCTCTCTGCAAACCCTTTTGATTTTTGTCGCTCTCGACTACTTGACCGGAGTTGTCGCAGCCGGAAAAAAAGGACGATTATCCAGCAATGTCGGATTGATCGGGATTGCCAAGAAAGTAATGATATTCTTTGTCGTCGCAGTGGCCCATCAAGTGGATATATTGCTTGGCGATGGCCATGTTTTCCGCGACGCGGCGGCAACATTTTATATTGCGAATGAAGCGATCAGCATCTTGGAAAATGCCGGGCGGATCGGGATTCCTATCCCGGAGAAAATCTATCAAGCCATCGAAGTCTTGAAGGGGAGGGAGAAAAATAATGGTTAAAGTCTTTATAGATCCGGGACACGGAGGCGGGGACCCGGGAGCGGTCGGCAATGGTCTAAAGGAGAAAGATCTGACTTTAGCCATTGCCTTGGAATGCCGGCGGGTTCTGCTGGAGGAATATGAGGGTATTGAGGTCAAAATGAGCCGAACTGGAGATACCTATCCAAGTCTATCCGCCCGGGCGAAAATGGCGAATGACTGGAAAGCCCGGCTTTTCGTCAGCATTCATGTCAATGCCGGAGGAGGGACTGGATTTGAGAGTTATATTTTCAATGGCGGCGGAGTTTCCGCTCAAACCATAGACTGGCGGAACCAAATCCATAAAGTTATTGCCGCTGGGAGTGGGTTCAAAGACCGCGGACAGAAAAAAGCTAACTTCCAAGTACTTCGCGAAACTAAAATGCCGGCTATTTTGACGGAGAATGGCTTTATTGATCATAAAGAAGACGCGGCAAAGTTGAGAGATCCCGCTTTTCTCAAGAAATTGGGTCTCCTCCATGCGGAAGGAATTGCGAAGGCTTTGGGGCTTAAGAAAAAACCGGAGCAGAAATCTGCCACTATTTATCGGGTAGTGGCAGATGGGAAACAAACCGGAGCCTTTGCGGTGCCGGAAAACCTGATCCGAGAAGTGGAGCGGGTGGTTAAGGGCGGCGCAAAAAAAATCATGCTCGAAAAAGTATAACCGGGAGGCCAACGCCTCCCGGTTTTTCTGTTTCCGCAGCTATTTCCACCACGCGTCATCGTAACGGTGGAGTATAGCTGCTGTATATCTCGTACCGCGATTTGTTTCTGACACCGCTATGCTTATATTGATGATTTCGGATCTGGTCAATTCTTTTATTTTCATGTCTAATTCATATTCAAAATCCTTCTTGGTTCCGAATACCTCAATAACCTCCGCTT